AGCATTGACCAATGAATTTCTTCTGGCATCTTTGCAACGGCGTCTAAGTATTCCTGCTCTGTAGCATCCTGATAAGGGGCTTGCTTGTAAGTGTGGTCAGAGTATGGCAAGAACGAAATTCCTGAAACTTCGTCAAAGTGATCCCAAACCCAAGAACCAACTTCCATCCACTCTTCATCACGAACTGAAACAGTAATAGAAGGCTTATGCTCACACCAATCTCTTTGATATGTTAGCCAAATATTCAAGTGTTCAATAGCAGTAAGATCATTTCTTAATACAGCACCCTTTGGAGCTTTGATAGGGAATGAAAATACTTTTGTTTGAGTAGGATTCATAAAGTCATCTTCTGCTGGAACTCCTGCCTCCATTAAAAATTGAGTTAGCGGATCTTTCTTGTCTCCACGGACTGTACGGATGTAATATTCGTTGTGCCATGGGTGCATACCAGAAGATACTCCAGTGAGCTGTGAAACAGTTCCTGAAGGCTTAACGCAAGTAACTGCTGCAGAAGGATTAATACCAATCTTTCCAGCCTCTTCAACGTTTGTAGATACAGCAATCTCTCTTAGTGAATTCAAAACCTTAGAAAGTTTGTCCATGCCTTTCTTGCCAGACATTAGTTGATTTCCAAATTGCCCAGTAATAGAAACGCCAAGTAGTCTTTCTTCTTCTGTATTTTCTCTCCAGATTTTGCGAAGGTACTTAAAGTTAGTAAGTGTTGATTGCCATGTCCCAAGAATGGTTGCTAGCTCTACTTTACGAGTTAATGTTTTTTCATCATCCTCTTCACGGACAATAATTTCTGAAAGATTGCAAAATTGATACGGACGCAAAATAATTTCAGAACAAGGATTAGTTCCGTAACGAATTGTTTCATCTCTACGACCATATTTAGCTGCTTGCTTTTGTGCAGCCTTAACATTGTAAATGCCACGCTCTCCAGATTTTGAATCATAAAGATTTTTCCACTCAGCAATAAAATCAGCCATTGATGGACGCTCTTGATAAGCAACAGAGTTATTTGCAAGTGCACGATGCCCAGTTGCCTCCCACCAAGCACCAGACTTTGCTTTTGCCATGTCTGTATCACGAAGATCAGAAAGTGAAATTAATGCAGAACGACGAACGCCACCAACTACAACTACTTCACCAATCTTACACATAATGTCATGTGCTTCTACCGAACGTAATCTTCTTCCTGCCGCATGCTTAACTGTTGTAATACAAAATTCAAAAAGATTTACCAATGGTTCTGGACCAGATGCACGTCCACCAAATGTCTTTAGTCTTGCACCTGCAGGACGTACCTGCGAAACATCCCATGTAGGAATTTGTCCTTGCCATAACAAAGCAAGAAGTTCACGAAGTGCTTTTGCCCAACCAGCTTTAGAATCTTCAACTATAATTGTTGTATCTGTTTTTTCAAAGTGTTCGTTAACAATTGGTAACTTGTCAATGTAAACTGACTCTACTGAAAATCCAACACCTGTTCCGCACATCAAGATATACATTGCTTCGTCAAAAGAACGCATTGAATCGACTGGCAAGAAAGAACAATTGTATCCAGCAACATTATCTCTATCTAAAGCTTGACCTGCTGTCATCACAGCTCTCATAGAAGGCATGATGTTTCTATTAAAAATTGCATCACGAATCTCTAGAGTTAGGCTAGCAGAAGGTTCATAGTTATAATCGTTCTTAAGGTGATTTGTCATATACAAAACAAATCGATCTACTGTCTCTCCCCAAGTTTCACGACGGTTTTGATCTGGTAGCCATCTTGCATAACGGCTCAGAGCGATAAAGTTCTCGTATGGATTTTTAATTACATCTTGCATTTTAGAATACTCCTCTAGTCCCACATGTTGGGTTTAATTTTATTGGTAATACTAAGTATAGTGACTTTTTTTTAAAGAACTAAAACTTTTAAAATTTTTCTTTTAATCTTGAGAAAGCATTATCAGTCAACTGCAACCAATCGTATGCTTTACCAACTTCCGCAGCCTGCTCATAATAATAGTCCGCAATAGTATTATACTCGTTAGCAGTCTTTCTTAGCAAATCGCAAAGATCTTCGTATGAAGGCTCAACCATTAGTCCAGGGTGAGGGTGTTGCCAAGGAGATTCTACATATTGAGATTTAAGTGCTAGCGGTCCTAAGAATTTTTTATATGGTGCCCACTCTTCAGTACAAATTACTGGCATTCCACTTGCAAGAGCTTGAAGCGGTATGAAACCAAAACCTTCTCCCCAAGATGGATAGATTAAACAGTGATGAGAGTTAAAAATGCCTACCATTTGACTTGTAGAAACTTCTTCAGGTATAATTGAAATATTATTATATGTTTTAGTTAAAGTACTATCTATAATATTATTATATTTATTATATACTCTTATAGTATTATATTTATAAGATTTAATAGTTAAACGATAATCTGGATCATTTCCAAAAACATCAACAAAAGCTTCGAAAGTCATCTGTCCTGATTTTCTAGGTGCTGGTTCTCCAACATGTAAAAACCTTAATGGTCCATCTTTTCTATATCTTTTAATTGGTTGCCAAATATTTTCAATTCCATGTTCGTAAACATGTACTGGTGGAGTTACTCCACATTTTTCATAAACTTGTTTTACCCAAGGAGATGTCGCCCATACTTCGTCACATTCATTTAATGCTTCTAGCCAACCCTCTTGTAATTGAGTCGATTCCCATGGCATATATCCAATTTGATATTGATCTTTATTTAAATCAAAAAATTGTGGTTGACTAAAATTTAATTGAACTTTAGCACCCTTGTATTTAAAAGGAACTTTGTATCCTAGTTTCTGTAGACTTGTTACAATATGATATCCCGCATATCCATAACCTGTAGAAATATTTAAATTTCCTGGATTAGTGTTAAAACTTAAAATCACGACTTGACAGCCTTTCTACTAATAGGTTATGATTAATACCTTATGAAAAATAAAACCATAAGAGACACAGCCCTTAAATTGGGAATGATTGCACTAGTATGTGCTAGCTTTCCAGGATTTAACAACGCTGTTGCTCAAACAAGTATATCAAATGATGTACCACAAGCACAATACGCCTTTATAGAGGACTTTAAGAGCGTTAAATCACTTAGTGATGAAGACTTATCTCAACTATTATACTGCGCTGGTTTCAAGGGCCGTGACCTTATTGAAGCATGGGCAGTTGCAAAGAAAGAATCTAATGGCCGACCACTGGCATACAACGGTAACAGAAAAACTGGAGACAGCTCCTATGGAGTTTTCCAGATCAATATGCTTGGATCTATGGGAGCAGATCGAAGAGAGAAATTTAATTTGACTTATGATAAAGACCTGTTGGATCCATGGACTAATGCAACGATTGCATTTCACATGAGTGCTGGAGGAGAAAACTGGTCGTCATGGCATGGACTTACTCCAAGGACTAAAGAGTGGATGTCTAAATACCCAGATACCTTTAAGCCATTGCAATGTAAATGGGACAATCCAGAAAGCAATAAATAATGGACATCAAAATTGTCCGTGAATTTATAAAGCGTTACCCTAGTGAACTTTTTTGCGAGAAGGACAATCGTCCACTATTGCCAAATTTAAGACATGATGATACAATCTATCTATATTGCCTTGAATGCAATGATACTATAGAAATAGGATATAACTCCTATGACAGAATGAAAAGAGTGTTAGCCGTTAATGAGTGATTTCGCCGCAGAAGAAAAGCCATCTGAGACAATTGATGATAATATCGATATTGTCACATACATCACGCTCTCTCGCATATACGACGTTCTCTGCTTGATAGCAGATGGTGTCGGTAAAGGCGAAGAAGTTTTAAAAATGATCGAAGCTCATCGTAATGGTGAACTACTTGGTCCACTTCCAGCGTTAGGTAGTGAGGCGGAGTGAAGAAGAGAACTTTCTTCCTTGGTACAGTTGCTCTAGGTATGGGTGCAGGCGCCGTTGCTTTTGCTATATATGCTTTTGGAGCGGTAACCCAAATGCTAGAGAATTATGAAGTAGATCTAAAAGAAGAAGTTGACGAAGACGACCTTTTCTAGTATAATTAACAGAAGTATTCGGTTGAGCTTTAAGTTCCTGAATATTAGAGAATCCTCAGATATCCGCAGATCTGGGGATTTTCGCTTTTTAGCGTAAATTAATCTATAATTAATACATGTTGGAAATTTTATTCCTTCCACTCATAAAGGAAATTAAATGCTAAGAACTAGAAACATAACTTTAACTGGTACTGCGGTTCAACTAACAATTACCGATCAGGTTAGTACACCCAATACAATATCTGTACAAAATACACATGCCTCCTCAACAATATATCTAGGTGGACCAACAGTTACTACATCTTCTTATGGAGTTAAGCTTGAGCCTGGAGTTATCTGGAGCGCAGACCTTGGTGCTTATGATGATATCTATGCAACTGGATCAGGTACGGTTTCTGTACTAATCTTGGAGAGATAAAATGCCATTTTCATTTACATCAACAGGTGGATCTGGTAATGGATTGCCAGGAAAAGATTCTAGGTTCCTTGGAACATGGAGTAGCGTAACAGCATTTCTTGCAGTTTATCAGGGAGGTCCAGTAGGTTTAGCAGATGCTGACTGGTGGGCTTTTGTAAAAGATAATACTAACCCAAATAAAGTTTATGTAGTTCGTGAAGATCCTAATTCTGCAACTGGTTGGGTTATCGATGATAATGAGCACCTTGTTTTTTACACAGGACAAGATGGACAATACCCAAACTACCTAGGAGAATATAACAACGGTGCTTC